AGTATGGGCAAAGGCAAGAATGTTTCAGTATGAAAAGATGGGAGAACAAACAAAAAATAATCAAAGAAAGAGAGAAAAGTATATGGGAGAGTTAAAAGTATTTGAAAATTCAGAATTTGGCAGCGTAAGAGCCATTGAGCAAAATGGTGAACCGTGGTTTGTAGGAAAAGATGTAGCGGAAAGATTGGGATATAAGAATACAAAGGATGCATTGGCGAATCATGTTGACGATGAAGATAAGCGAATTATCCAAAGGTCGGAAATCGCGACCATAGAAAATCATTTGCCGAAAGAAGCTTTTCCGTTTGATTTTGTATCAGCGGATATTCCAAACAGAGGGTTGACAATTATTAATGAGTCTGGTCTGTACTCTCTGGTATTATCCAGTAAGCTGCCAAGTGCCAAAGCATTCAAACGCTGGATTACCTCCGAGGTAATTCCAAGCATTCGCAAACACGATGCATATATGACAGCAGAAAAACTGGAAGAAGCATTATTAAATCCGGATACATTAATCAAACTGGCAACAGACTTAAAACAGGAACGGGAACAGCGTCTTGCAGCAGAGGCACAAATCAAAGCAGACAAGCCAAAGGTTATATTTGCGGATGCAGTGGCAGCAAGTCAAACTTCTATATTGGTTGGCGATTTAGCAAAACTGTTAAAGCAGAATGGCATTGATATGGGACAGAACAAATTATTTACATGGATGCGTGACAATGGATACTTGATGAAACAGGGGAGCAGCAAGAACCTGCCGACACAGCGCAGTATGAACATGGGATTGTTTGAAGTGAAAGAAAGTTCTGTATCCAATCCGGATGGTTCTATCCGTATCACACGGACAACAAAGATTACAGGAAAAGGGCAGGTATATTTTATCAACAAACTGAAAGAGCAAGAACTGCAGTATTTAGCAGGGAAATAGGTGCAGCATGATTCATAAGAACACAAAAAAGATTGTAATAGAACATTACGGCGCTGATCATCAGCTGGCAAAAGCGGTCGAAGAACAGGCAGAGCTGATTCATGTAATCGCCAGACGGCTGCAAAGCAAAGAGTGGGATGCAGAGGCTTTCTATGAAGAATTAGCAGATGTGTATGCCATACTTGACCAGGTAAAGATGATATTCGCCAAAGAGAGTAATGTGTCGATGGAAGTGCTCAACAACACTCTGGACAAATGCCATCGCCAAAAGATGGTACGCACATATGAGCGATTGCAAAATGAACGCGAATGGGTAAGAAGGTGAAGGGCATTATAGAATTTATATTAGCAGAGGCTGTGTTGGGAGTAGTAACGCTGGGGATGGCGTTACTACTTCTTGAGATTGGAGGCTAGGCGATGATAACGAAAGAAGAATTGAAAGAGCACTGCAGATTAGTATGCGAAATCCGTGATATGCAGGAAGAAATCAAACAGCTGCAAAGCCTGCGGCAATCTGTCGGAGCCACAAAGTATAACAGCATTGGCGGAAGCGAAAACGGTGATGCCATCGGCAAGAAGCTGGCGAAACTGGATGATTTGATGGAATTCTATGTATTAAAGATAGAAGAACGCATACTGCAGCAGGAAAAGATAGAAAAGGCCATTGAAAATCTGCCGGTAGTAGAACGGCGCTTAATGCGGTACCGGTATATAGATTGTCTGGACTGGGTGAATGTAGCAGCCAATCTAAACTACAGCTGGAAACAGACACACCGCATCCATAGCAGAGCATTAAACAGATTAAAGATGGCACACAATGACACACCAAACTGTGATAATATATAAACTGGGATTTACGAAGGAAAGACATGAGTTGCTATGAGTTCAGGGTCAGGCGCAGAGGCTGGTCATTCAGCCTCACTCTACGCCTCTGTTGTTGGAGGTTACGCAGGTTCGATTCCTGCCAGGGGCTACTTTTGGTCGAGCGATTGTGCACTCCTTATGAACAGCGAAAGCAGGCACCGGAAACGGTAACCTGCTTTCGCTGTTTTATTCGGTTTCAGAGATGCACAGCGCATCCAGTGTAACATTGAGCGCCTTTGCTAATTTAATGGCAGTGGATACTTTGCATTCATCATTACGTTCAATGTTTTCAATGGTACGCACCGGTACATCAGCTAGAGCAGATAGCTTTGGAACAGACAAGCCTTGCTCCAAACGAATTGCACGAAGGTTCATAGAATCAATCCTTTCGGTTGTTGAGATAAAAGCAGAGAATCAGCAGGATGTATTTGATAATATCCAGCAACGAAAGCGTCGCTGCATCATCGAATACGTTAAGCAATACAATAATAATGAGCAAAATATTTATTGAATTTCTATTCATATTTTTTGCCGTGCATGATATAATAGAAATGCCACCACAGGGTGGGCGGGAGATTTCTCTCCCGCTAGGACTTGCTACTTATCGTCTTCTTTTATCAGCTGGCGGGCTGTGAGTAAGAGTACGACGATTTCCAGTAAGTCCTTTATTATTTCTATCGTATCACTCATAGGCTTTCAACTCCTTTCGTTTGGTATGGTTATATTATACCACCTTATATGGTGGTTGTCAATACATATTGAAGAAATTTTTTGAAAATAATTATAAATTTTTACAAAAGACAATCCTTTTCGGGTTGTCTTTTTGTATTTGCAGAGGATGATGCACGGATGGTTGAGCAATTGCAGAGGCTGATTGATGACGGCAAGGCAGATAACTTTTACCAGTGGGCTGTCTGGAAGCGGATGCGGGAGCAGGTTATGAAGCATGACCATTATGAATGCCAGATATGCAAAGCAAAAGGCAGATATCGCAGAGGTTATATTGTACATCATGTGAAGCATTTAAAAGATAGACCAGACCTTGCGCTCTCCATGTGGGATGGGGAAGAACGGCAGCTGATAACTGTATGCAAACAATGCCACGAGGAACTGCATCCGGAAAGCCAGCGGCAGTACATAGCAAGCGAACCAAAGGGATTCACAAACGAAGAACGATGGGATTAGATACCCCCCGGTCAAAAAAATCACTTTTTTGCGAAAATCACTCGGTCGAGGGTCCTGAGACAAGGGAGAGATTTTTACACACGCGCGTGAAGGGTGTGGTATACAGAGAGGCGGTGAGAAAAATGGCGAAGAAAAAGAAATGGGAAAGCACGAAAGCGTACAAGGAATTAAAGCAGGAAATGCTGGATGATCTGGAGGCACGAGGCCTGATTTCTCGTCCGTATATCGACAAAGTAGAAGAATATATGGAATTGTGGGTGCAGCTGAAAATGCTGAATGAGGATATCAGAGACAGAGGCGTTTCTATAGAGTACAAAAACGGTGAAAATCAGCATGGCACCACAGACAATAAATCACTGGGCATTGCAATCCGTGTATCATCTCAGATGCTGAATATTTTTTCTGCTCTGGGATTTAGAGAACAGGCAGTAAAAGCCAAAGCAGACTTTGGTGGTGAGGAAGATGAGTTGTGATATTCCACCATATGTCCTTAACTATATAGAGATTGTCGAAAACGGAATTGCATGCAAAGAGCAAAAAGCACTGGCAGCATATATCAGAAAATGCTTTGCTAATGATGATATTTATGTGGATCTGGAACAGGCGGAAAAATACCTGAGTCTGGTGAAATACTTCCCGTATGAGAGATTATTTCCGTGGGAAGAATTTGTACTTGTTCTCTGGAACTGCACCTATTGGCGAAAGACAAAGCGCCCACGCTGGAAGTGGCTGTTTTGTCTGCTTGGCAGAGGGGCAGGGAAAGATGGATATATTGCATATGACAGTATGTGTTCATTAAGTCCGTACAATCCGGTACCGCATTACAACATTGACATTTGCGCCAACAATGAAGACCAGGCGATGCGACCATTGCTTGACTTAATAGAAGTGCTGGAAACACCAAAGCATGAAAAGAAGCTAAATAAATTCTATTATCACACGAAAGAAGTAATACAGGGACGCAAGATGAAAGGCGTTATGAAAGGGCACACCAATAACCCGAAAGGCCGTGACGGATTGCGCTCCGGGAAAGTCGTGTTGAATGAGGTGCACCAGTACCAGAACTATGACAATATCAAAGTTTTTATCACCGGCCAGGGCAAGGTTGCACAACCTCGCGTTGGCTGTTTTACTTCTAACGGCGATGTATCAGACGGTCCATTGGATGATTATATCGCCAGAGGGGAGAGGATTCTGTTTGAAGATGAAGACGACAACGGTTTCCTGCCGTTTATCTGCAGGTTAGACAGTAAAGAGGATGTGCACGATAAAAACAATTGGCAGAAAGCAAACCCATCTTTGCCATATCTGCCGGAACTGATGGCAGAAACAGAGGAAGAATATCTGGAATGGCTGGAACATCCGGAACAGAATGGCGACTTTATGACAAAGCGCATGGGCATTCGTTCAGGAGCAAAGGAAATTTCGGTAACTGATTACGAAAATGTTATTGCTACCAACAAACCTTTGCCGGATATGCAGAAATGGAGCTGTACGGTCGGCATTGACTATGCGGAACTTAACGACTGGGCGGCGGTAAATATGCATTTCAGACGCGGTGAAGAACGATTTGATATCAATCATGCATGGATTTGCCTGCAGTCCAAAACACTGCACAGAGTGAAAGCACCATGGAAAGCC